TAGGGTTTTGGTTGGCTTGCCAGCTGCTTCCCGCTTCATTGCATAATAAGCAAGGAAAACTAGATCGGAAATTCCGATTCGTTCCTGTGCCTGTGCAATTGTGTTGCCTGTGTGCTTTTCCCAACGAACCCATTCTGGCGGAGCGGCAACGTAGGTTGCTTGCTCACCGCTGGTGAATTCGATCGTAATTGGCAGTTTCATTTTGTCTCCCGATTGTTTGTGTTAGAACGCTTCGGCTGGTGTGCCGATAACGGTGAACGATAGTGACACGGTCTGTGCGTCTGGTGCAGTACCGCCTGCGCTTGGAAACGCTGGCAAAATCTGAAACGTAAATGTCGCGCCGCTTGTTGCGGTCAACACTGTTGAAATTCCTGTGTTTGGTGCTGATTCGGTTGCGTTCCATAAACCTTCGCACAATGAACCAGTTGCGCCCCAATCTGCAAGCATTTCAACGTCGAAAGAAAATTGATCGTCAATGTGTCGATAAACTTTTCCGTCCAATGTCTGATACGTCTCGATTGTTGGGCTATTTGAAAGGACTGCGCTTGTTGCCTGTGCGTCGTAAACATTGCCACCAATAGTGAAGGTTATGTCGCGCCCAGTGATTACCGTTGTTGGCATTTTTACCCCTTAGATTGTTTGAGTGTAGTATGTTGAAACGTTAATGTCAGCGACGAGCATTGGTGATTGACCTACTTCAAGCACCGTCGGTTTCTCAACGACCCCGACAACGTATCCCGCGGGCATTGCCGCGAGAATTCCTATGATTAGTTTTTCCAGATTGTCCAGCGAACCTGCGTTGCTATTTGAAGCAACAATGGCAGTGATCGCAAAATTTATCTTGACTTTTGTTTGTGCCTTTCCGAGCAATACCACTTCCATGTACGGCGAATCAGGAACAACCACGATCGCGGGTGGAATCGGTGCTTCGGGCACGCTTGGGTAAATGTTTGCAGCAAGGGCGCTAAATGCGTTGGCTAAGGCTGCACGGGTTTCGGAAACGGCATTGGCTGGCACTATTGCACGACCGTTTCAACGTCTAAAAACGGCATAAGTAATGTCGACACCCTGTTTGTAAGACTTCTACCCATGCGATACGGCGTGCTTTGAAAATCTACGCCCTCGATCTGACCGCCTGCTGCAACGCGTGATTGGAAAACTTCAACGCTGACTGCAAGAATTGCCGATTCAATTGGCGCACTGTTGGCATAAATTTCAGCTGCGGAATAGCCTGAAAGTGTTGCCGTGCCTGTTGGAATAATGTCACGCAATGTGACGTTCGCGCTGGTAATTGCTGCGGTAAAATGAAATTCTTTAACGTCAACGACTGTGACGGTTGCTGAAAGGGGTGCTGGTAATCCAGCAACGACCACTGATTGACCAGCAACGAAATGATGTGCGCGTTGCGTGTAATACGTCGCGACGTTAGATTCTAGTTTGTAAGCGTTAATTGCTGAAGTGTTTGCAACCAGCATTGGCAAAATAACCGCTTCGGCGGTGTTGATAATTTCGTCCAAATAACTGTCTGGATAAAGTGAAACGGAAACGCCAAGCACACTACGCAATTGTTGCGTTGACACAATACTTGGCATTTCCGTTCCTCTCGACTGCTGCGCTACGTTCGGGAGTGACCGTAGCGCATGATTAGTTTGTTTTTGTTACGCCTTGTTATTCTTAAACGCGCCCGCTGCGATCTTTGTCGCAACTGCACCGAATGAATAAACACCCACTGTGATTGAACCGTCAGCGGTTGATTCTGCGCGCAACTGGTATGAAGTTCCCTCGTACCATGTGTAAGCGTCTGGGTTAACAACCAAGATTGTTCCGTCCCCGTCGCCACCGTTTGTTGGGTCAACGTATAAATTCAAGCCCGCGACGTTTCCTTGAAGTGATGTTGGCACTACTGCACCACCAGCGTTCATTGGATTTGAAGCGGTGTAAATTGGACGACCTGCGTCGTTCAAGCCCATAATGTTTGACCACTGACCTGTTGAAACGATCATGTTGCGTGCAAATGGATTTGCAAGACCTGCGGTTGCGCCATAAACACTTGCTGCACCGCGTGCGGTGATTCCAAGTAGTTCAGCAGCCGTTGGGTATGTTGCAACTGTTGTTGCGTCAAGTGATGCGTTTGAAATTAAAATGCCGTTGACGTATGAGTTCTGCGCCTTAGCCATAGCCGCGACCATGTTACGAAGTAACTCGTCATAAAAGAGAGGCGAAGTTCTAGTCAGCAACTCAACACTAAATTTTTGTTGCCCCGCGAATTTCTTGACGTCTACTGATAGGAACGCAGAATTTTGATCTGTTTCAGAAAATGCAGCGTCTTCGGCGACAACTGCAACTGTTGGTGCAACTGTAATCTTAGGAATCTCAAAAGTCATTCCAGCGTCAGGCAATGCACCGCGAGAAATCGCGTCAATGCTTGGGCGAATTGTTGTTGATAGTCCGTTGATGACTTCAGTCAACTGACGTGTTGGAACAAGTCCAGCGTTGTCTGTTGTGTTGTCAGCTGCCAAAACGTATTGACGCGCTGATTCGTCGCCTGTTGCAGCAAGAACCTTGTTTTCTAGGTACTTTGCAGCAGTGATTTCAATGCGTGGTGTTGCTTTCCAACCACCCACGGCGTTTGATTGTGCGGTCACTGACTGTGCGGCTTCTACCGTCTCGACGGTTTCCGCGTTTGTGACGGTGTTGTCCACTTCGTCTCCTTCTGTTGTTGGTGTGACTTCAGGTTCGATTGTCGAATCTGAAACTTCATTTTCGTCAGCGGTTGTTGCGGCGACTGATTCGACGCGTGCTGATCTAATTGCGGGTTCGCTAGTTAATGCAACACCAGTCAATTCACCCGCAAGAATTCTGACTGTTCCGTCTTTAAGTGTCTCGTATTCGTCAAATGAGACTTCTACGCTAAATCCGTCGCGCAAACCCTCTTGCGCTTCAACCAATGCGTCAGTTCCCGCAGTGGTGTTTGCAATTTTGAATGTTGCGTCGATACCTTCGGCACTCGATTCAATTGAAAGTGTTTTGCCAATGCGACGTGTGCGATCATGTTCGAGATTAAGCAAAACTGCCGTTGGTTCAATTGAACCCGCTGCAAATTGAACCTTGCCAATTGAAGCGTTGCCAGTTTCCTCAAATGTAACAATGCGACCGGTGATTGTGCGACTGTTTGAATCAGCTGCGGTGATTGTCATTGGTGTAATTACTTTTTTCATAGCAGTAGATCTTCTTCCTCGCGTATTTCGTCGATCGACATTGCGCCGATTCGATTTAAGATTTCATAAACTTGCGCGCGCTCGTAAGGATTGCCACGCAAGAAGTCGTCAAGGTCAAAACGCACTTTGTTTCCTGCTGGTGTGAAATCAGCAAACGAAAGGCGTTCCTCAATTATTGACATGTAATTTCTAAACGCAAAATCTACAAGGTCGCGACGCTTGTCTAACGCGTTTGAATAAGTAAATGTCGATTGTTGCGCGTCTGTAAAATACGCTGGAAGTCCAGCGGCGCGCGATAATTCAAGTGCAACATAATTGCGCGCTTCGTTCAATTGTAAATTCTTTGGGTCGTACCCAAGCGTTTCCAACGTGACGTCCGCATTTAAAAATGCCGTTGAACGCGACGCTCTCGCAGATTTCCAAGCGGTCAATAACTTTGAAACCCGATCGGCTGGCAATGATGTTCCGTTTGATTTCAAAACCATTTGTGGAATTGGCTCGACTGCAAAATTCATTGCAGCGCGTTCCAACGCTGCGGCTGCGCGAATCGTACGACCTGCGCGACTTAGCAAACCTTCTTGGAAACCTTGAAAGACAACAAGGTTGGCTGGGTCAACAAACGCACCGTCAATTGAATACGTTGCAATTTCATAACCCATGCCGTTTGTCGTAATTGTTACGCGTTCAGGTGCAATGCGTTCCATTGCGCGAATTTTTCCTGTGTCTGCGTATCTGTCCATAACGTACGCATACGCTGAAGGAAAGAAAAACAAATCCGAAATAATCCAAGCCCAAAATGTTGACCCTGGAATTCGTGGGTCAGGTTGATTGATAACACGCGGTTGCGTTACCTTTTCGCCTGTTGCCTCGTTTCGTGTGTGCATTGGCAATGACGCAATTGTTTGAATAATTCCAAGCGCACGCGCAACGGTTGGAACACTCATTGCCTCGGCGCGTGAAGCCGTAACGATTCCACCGAATAAGAATAAATTTCCAACTTCGGTGTAATAAGGCGCAATTGCAGCTGCGTCGACGTTTAAAGTTTCGGCTGGAACGGCAGCCTCAACTTTCGGCGTAAATAGATCACGAAATCCCATGCCCAAATTGTGTCAGGGTTATACGATCAACCAACCATGATGTCAAGATCATTGTCTGGGCGTGTCGCAAAATGTGTTACCAATGCAACTGCGACTGCACCGCAGACAACCGACTGTGAAGCCCGTCGACCAATGACCCAACCGCCGTCACCGCGACGCAATTGCACCGCTGCCAGAACTTCCTCGCTTAATTGGCTTTGACCCCTATGTTTTAAACGACCGCTATTGATCGCCGACAACATTTCGTCACACGCTTGCGGATAGGCGTTGTCCATGTCGAAAACGGGAATTCCAGCGGGTGCAAGTCGGGCTGCAACCGCGCCACTGGTTTTGCGTGAATAAAGGACGTATTCGGTCGGATACTTGCGGGCATAGTCTGCCAATTCGTTGGCAATTGCTTTGTCGTCCAATTGCAATTCGTTTGTCCATGTGTGAAGTAACTTGACAATAAACTTTTCGTTTCCAAGTTTTTGCGCTCCCACCAAACTTGCGTGCCTTCTGTCTGGTGAAAGATCGATCGCAAGCCACGTCAATTTGTCTGGGTCAAGATCAGCTGCCTTGTCAAGACAGTTACCCCATGCGGCAGAATCGACGGCGCTATTTATTGCGACCACCCACCTACACAATACCTCGGTCATTACCACGTCAGGCGGGTCGTTCAAAACGCTTCGCACGTTGTCCGCGTGAATCAGTGTGCCCATTGAAGGATTGGCGTGCCGTGCGTTTTCCACGCTAATTTCGTCAGTTGGTGCTGACCATTCAAAATACCCAATGTCGTCTTGAACGCCACCAATGCTTGCAAGCGCCCTATCGCGGAAAGAATTCAAAACTATGCTCGCGGAATCACCAGCATTCGTGTACGCCATGACCATTGGATTTTGCGCCGCCATTAGGGTGTACCGCAATGAAGCGAACGATTCAATGTCGGTCATTTCGCGTAATTCGTCCAAGTGAATGGTTGACGGTCTGGAAACACCACGCGCAGCAGAACCGCCCGCACGCACAATAAACCGATTGCCCGTCATTGTCTCGATTTCCTCGCCGCCATGTTGCCAACGTATTTTTTTGACTTGCTTGGCTAGGTTGTCGTTACCTTCGATCATTTGAACCATTGCCCTGAACTGCTCCAATGACGTGGACAAACGGTGCGCCGAACCGATCTGCAATTTTTCGTCCCATAAAAACAACCCGCCAAGAATTCGAATCAGCTGCAAGAATGATTTTCCGTTTTGGCGTGCGACAACGATCGTGTTGACTGGTGAAGCCCACCGACCGTCGGGCTTGACTTTGTGTGTGTGAATAAGCGCAAACTTCTGCCATTCCATGAGGTCAACCTTCAGATCAGTTGCCAAATCGATCAATTCGCCCCCGCGTGAGGGTAAATCGTTCAGTGGCGTGTGAATTCTGGGCGTTTGAACGCCAAATAAGGCGTTTTCGCCTTCTGTGTCCCTACCCAAAACCGTTTCAAGCCCTTTTAAGCCGTCTTGGGGCTTCTCGTGACCTTCTATGACCTTTTCAGTCATTATCGTGGCTTCTCGAATCGTTTTTGGGGGAATTTAAAACAGGAAGGGTCAGGGGTGTCGGAACGCTGCTAAAAAAACCCCCCGTATCGGCATT